TTCATATGGAAGATATTATCTTCATCATATGGTTTACCTTGAAGAAGAATCTTCTTGACAACCTCAGTAAACTCACCTGCTTCAGCAGACATCCCAAGTGCAGCAGTCAGGAGTTGAGGAACATTTGCTTCCTGAACTTCAAGTTCAGCAATACGCCTCATCAAAAAATCAAGATAAAGACTAGGATCACTAGTCACACCTTCTACAAATTCAAGATACTTCTCTGTGTCTACTGTCATAGTTCTAATTCTTTAAGTTCAGATTGAGGGAGATTTTGTTGTAAGGGAATCTCCTGCCCTTTAAGTTTAAGTGGTGGTAGTGCAAGTGGTTCTTCAACTGCAATTGCTTTCACATCAACAGTCTCAGGGTTAGGTAAATAAACTTTCTCCCACTTGGCATGTGGATAATGATCCAGCATTGTCATTAGATCTTGCAATGTTCCACAACACCTGGTAGGTGCTACTGGATTACCAGTATATAACATATAATAGTGTGGTAACTCTTTTGATGCAAGTTGGGATTGCAATTTCTTGGTAGTAAGTCCCATGTCAGAATTTGAATCCATCAAATGACTTCTTTGGTTTTTCATCGTAACTATACTCCTCTTCTTTCTTATTGTCAAGAAGGTCATCCTGTGCTACTTGCTCACAGTCATGCAGTCTCATCTTTGCTCTGTCAATACCTACCACAAATCTTTTAAAGATATTCACATCATTATATCTATTCTTCAATTGTTTCACAAGTATCTGTCCCAAGGATTCGAGCTCTTCAGTAGAAATAAGGGCAAACATAAGATCAGCAGTAGCAGGGAGACCAAAGGACTCACTTGTATCAGTAAGCTCAACATCAGAGCTACCAAAACCAGAACGAGTGGTCTGCGTGGCAGAAACGATAGGGACGTTTGCTTCACAAGCCATCCCTCTAAGTTCTTCAGCAATACTTTTAATAACTGTATATGAATTAACATTGCTGCCTCCCCTATACCTAGAGGAAGCACAAATATTAAGGTAATCAATGAAAATAATGTCAGGTCTAAATGACTTCTTAAGTGCAAGTTCATTAAGAAGTGCTGTAAAATGTCCACTATGAGCACTTGCAGTTGGGTATTCTTTGATGATAAGTGTTCCTTGAGTCTTTTGTGCTAGGTTTGTTACCTTCTTCTCAAAAGTCTGTTTAGGAAGTTCACCTATGTCTTGAATATTTACATTCAAAAGATTAGCATCAATCCTTTCTGCAATTTTCTCCTCAGCCATCTCCATAGTAATATACAATACGTTCTTACCAGTAAGAAGAACAGAAGAAGCCATATGACACATAAACAAAGACTTGCCAACACCAGTACCAGCAAGAGCGATGTTGAGTGTCTTATTAGGAAGACCACCTTTTGTAATCTTGTTAAAGTATTCCAGGTCAAAGGGAATTCTATTCTCTTTTCTGTGGTAAGACTCATACCTTTCTTCGTAGTCTAAAAGATAATCATGACCAACATGGTTATCAAAACTCACTGCAAGTGCATCAGACAAAATAGATGGAATAGCATCAGGAGTTTTCTCCTTGCTACCACCATCTGCAATCTGAATTGACTCAATCAATGCCAGATATATGGACCTATCTTTACACCACTTCTCTGTGGTATCAAGCAACCATTCATACTCTGCTGGAAACTCATCTAATGCACCAATGAGTTGAGCAATTTCTTTGAAACTATTCTCATTGATATCATTTCTTTTTTGCAACTCAATGGACAAAACCTCCTTAGTAGGTCTCTCATTATACTGATTTACAAAGTCAACAATCTCCTCAAAGACTACCTTTTGATTGTAGTCTTCAAAGAATTCAGGTTTGATGAATGGAATTACTTTTCTTAAATACTCTTCATTATGTAATAGGTTCCTGAGAACAAGAAACTCAACTTTCTCCATAACTAAATTCTTTCCTTGCAATTGTGTCTAGTTTTTCCATCACCTCAGGAGTGAAGTATGTTTCAGGGTCTTTCAGGATTGCCTTGGCATAGACCTTCTTACCATCTATCTCATACCTGCCTGCTACATTCTTCCAGAGACCACCAAGTTCTCCAAGTTCCAGCAGACCATAGTATTTGTCCAGTCCTCTCTCATCATAGTAGAGACGAACTGTGACTTGCTTATTCTCTTTACTCAGACGCGACTTTGCTGTCTTAGCTTTAATAAGATTGCCAACGACTTCTGTTCCATCCTTTTCTTTCTTTTTGCTGAGATAAATGATTGTACTTGCTGCATACTTGAGGCCACTGCCTCCGCCCATCTCTTTGGTGGGAACGTATGATCCGATGACGTCATAGGTGTGATTGGTTACTATCATTGGGATTTTTGCTTGACCAAGTTTTAAAGTGAGCATTCTAAATGCACCTTTAACAAGTTGAGATTTGGTCATGTCTCTAACCTGCTTATCATCAAGAGCATCACGAATCTCTTTCTCTGTGGAAAGCATACCCAGAGAGTCTAGCACAAACATGCAAGGCTTACGTTCCCCTTCTGGTGTTTTTAAATATATGTCAACAGCCTGTAGTGCCTTCTGTCTAAACTGTTCAATTGTTACTACATTCACAACAACCAGTCTACTTAGGTCAATGCCACGACTTGAAAGAAGAGATTTGTTAACTGCTGCTTCAGTGTCAAAGTACAAACAGTAACCGTCAGGATTACTATCCATAAAATTCTTAACCACAGCGAGACTAAAGAAAGTCTTCCCAGTAGAAGACTCACCAGCAATGGCAGTAATCTTATTCCCAGAAACACCACCAAATATGCTACCTGAACAAAGTGAATTAAAGATGTAAGAACCCGTGTCCACATAGGTTTCTGTGTCATCGATGTCTGAGGCAAGTTGTGTATACTCATCACCAATCTCTTTTACAATATCTTTTAAGAAGTCCATCAGGCAAAAAATGAATCAAGGTTTACAGTTTTCTCAACATGCCATCCAATAGCATCAAGGATGACCTTTAGTGGGTCAAGGAAGGCTTTGTGGAATTGTAGGTCATAGTCAATGTACTTGTCAAGACCAGTCTCTCTAGGAAACTCTGAGATGAATGAAATTACATTTTCTCTAATGATGTTTGGTTTCTTGAGATAAATGAATTTAATCTTCTCACCATTGTTGATGTAAGAATACTTGTTTGTCAATCCTTGCTCTTTAATATAATGATTATATAGAAGAGCCCCACGAACATGGATGGGAGAACCCTTACCATAGATGGTTGAATAACTCTTATGTTTATTTACATCAGACACTCCTCTAGGAAAAGCAATCTGTTCTGGTGGCATCTTATTGAATTTCTGTCTAGAGTCTTCAATAAAATCAATTACTTCATCTTCTGTTCCATTCATCATTAACTTGAGAGCATCCTTAATCATCTTTCTACATGGTGCAGGTGTAGATGACTTGACTGCTTCAATACCCATAATCTTGAGTTTGGGTTCTGAATATCTAACCCCTTCACTATCCCATACATTCAAGATATATCTTTTCTTTGCTGTCCAAATACCCCTGTCTGCAATGTTCTCACGCTTCATTTGCATTTTTTGTGAGTACGCATTGACATACGTTGCCAACTCTTGGTAACTCTCCTCAATGAACGGTTCGAGTTTGTCTTGACAGACCTTATCAAGTAACCCCACAACTGCTGCTTTGTCGCCAGACCTAGAAGCAAGAAATTTATTAACAAGAGGTCCAAAGTTAATATAGATTGAGTCAGTGTCAGATGCAATGACATAATCTGTGTCTTGAGTTTGTAATAGGTTATTTAGATACCCATTAACTTTAGATTCAATCCACCTGATGGAGACTTGACCTGAAAGAGTGATTGCTTCAGCATTTGCTAACTTATAGTATCTAAAATACTGATTACCAATAGCACCATAACAAGAGTTAAGAGCAATCTTTCTTGCCATCTGGAAGTTATTGAACTTTGCAATATCCTTTACAGTCTGATCCCTCATTCTGAGAAGTTGCTGATTAGTCAATTGACTGAGACCACTATCTTCAGAGGCAACAATTTCCTGCTCTGGTCCTTCACCTGCACCACCAATCAAATAACCCATTACAATCCTCTCTTCTTGATTTCTGCTTCAATGTCAACCAACATCTGCTTAGATTTAAGCATCTTACCTTTGAAGACCTTTCTATCTTTATACATCTTCTCCATTAACTCAGGCATAAATCCCTTGATGTCCTTCCTGAACATAGCACCATTGGCACACACTGCATAGTCCTG